GGCGACGCTTGCACCTCACGGTGGGTTTTGGGGATCTACGATCCCTCACAAGGCCCGATACCAACAGGTTCGAACTATCTGAGTCCTAAGGACTCTGCAACAAACGTTGCACGACTATTCGTCGTCTGATTCCTCATCGAGGATTCCGTCTTTAAAGACGTCTTGCAGGAGCAATCCTGCTATCCGCCTCCCAACGAGGTGGTGAAGGTGGAGTACCACCTTAGTTACGGGGTCCCCCATAAGGACCCCACGTGAAGTATAAAACTTCGAGACCGGAACTCCGTTCCGGTCCAACGTCTCCACTTGACGTGGAGCGCACAGTGCGAAATGCACTGTTTGTGCATACCACTGCGGTATGCCTAACAGATTCATGAATCTGTTTATCATCGCACCGGCGATGTATGGGTCACAGTAATCTGTGGCCGATTCCCAGTCTGTTGACATAACAGACGTTTCAATATCTTTATTGAAGATAAAACTCGCACTGGGATTCTTGTGCGAGAGTCGCTTGAAGAAATTCCAAGCATGATTTGCGGCACCAATGCCGCTTTCACTTGAAGGCAAGGCTTCAAGTATTTTAAGACCCATATGTGAAAATGGGTGAAGCAACACTGCGTGTTGCAAGGTTGAGACCGTTATGGTCCTGTATTTACCTAGTTCAGCGACTAGGCTTATTCTGCAGCTCATGCAGTTCTTTTCGTACACTTTTGTACGATCAACGAAAGTTCCACATGCCCAGTGGAACAGTCTTTCCCCGGTGGGGGAATCTCTGGTAAGAATCTTACCAGTTGGAAGACCTGTATGCAGGTCAATTTCCGGAATCTCCGGATGTGCTATCAGCACTCTTCTGGAAGCTTCAAGCTTCCCACCATCATTGGTGTTGGTGAAAAATTCACCACTGTCACTAAGTGACACTTTGGCCGCATTGGCCACATCCGTGAAAAACTTTTCACGATTTTCAGATCCTCCGATCCGAATAAGCAGATCATAGTAAAGATGATCTACTGACCGCACAAGCGGTCCTTTGATTATATCAAAGAGCTCCCTGCTGGAGGGAGTTTTTAGTATTGCGATGGTTTTCGCAATAGTTTTATCGTATACCCCTCTAGGAGGTACACCAGAAGCTCTCGTTTGTGAGAGTATCATGACCTGTAAATAGGTCAAAGGGGTTTCACCCCGGACCATGGAGAGGGCAACTCTCATGGCAGATAATTCCCGCGGTACGACTACCGCGGACATGTTGGATGCCGGATTAAATCCATGCATCTTAATCTCCTTCCGGAGACGTTTGACCTTTTCGTAGGTCAAGACCCGATTTGGGTCTAGGTCCTTGAAGTAATCGTCAAGGAGGTTAGAGATCATAGATCTCTGGATTTGGTCAATTCTAGACCAATTTTGGAATTCCGGTGAACCCGGAAAAGCCAGTATGACCTGCATAAGCAGGCCGTCAACCGTAGCCAACAAGCTACGGAAACGCTGGACCGCTGGTCCAGAAATTCGGCGAGATTTGACCTCGCCAAATGGTTCGGAGCCCTCAGGGCTCTGATAACCTCCAAGGAGGCGTGAAATCTTGCGTTGAAAAACGCAGGAAGCATACTTGCCTTTGGCAAGTTGACGGTACCAATAGGTACCTTTCTTAAGAACTGCCATTGCAGTTCTAACATCGGGGAGGTCAGTAAAGACCACCCTGGATTTAAGACCCGTAAGGGCCCTAGGGAGCTTACACTCCCAAAGATTGTCTGCATTATGGCAGACACGGATTTCTGGGCAATCAAGATTACCCAGAAGATTATTTGCTGTAAACAGCAAATTGACATCGAATAAACTTCGATGCCGATCCCTCTCCCCGCAGTGGCAGAGGTGTTCGCGGAACTTACCGTACCGCAATATAGAAGTCCCAGGAAAGGACTTCAAAGACAATACATCATTGTCAGGTGCCCACGGCACCGGATGAGCAACTGTTGCCATCACATCATTAGATGATTCAGTCATTTAAAACTCTCGAGAGAGAAAAGCCAG